TACAGAAGAAACTCCTGGTAAGAAGGTATCCGCTAAGGCATCAAAACTTTCCAACGTAGTCACCAAAGGTGCTGGCGCTCCTGATCCTATGCCAACCCTTCAGGGTTCCGCACCTGGTCAGTCTGGAGTTAAAGAAGAAGTAGAAGAAGAATCTTCTATCGATGTTTCCGCTGACGTTGAAGCACTTCTCCGTGGAGAAGAGTTTTCGGAAGAGTTCAAGTTCAAAGCAGCAACTATCTTCGAAGCAGCTGTTAAGGCAAAAGTTGTAGAAGAAGTTGAGAAACTTGAAAAGACTTACGAAGAAAAACTAGAGGCACAGGTTTCAGAGATGAAAGAATCTCTAGAGACCAAAGTTGAAGCCCACCTTGAGTACGCAACCGAGCAGTGGATCAACGAAAACAAGATCGCTATTGACAGCGGTCTCCGCAGTGACTTGACTGAAGAGTTTATTCTTGGCCTCAAGAACCTCTTTGAACAACATTATGTCGATATCCCTGAAGATAAGTATGACGTTCTCGGCGAAATGGCTGAGAAACTAAATCAAATGGAAGAGAAACTCAATGAGCAAATCGAAACAAACGTTGAGCTAAATCAGACAGTCGGAACTTATATTAAAAATGGAATTGTTGCAGAAATTTCCGAAGGTCTAGCCCAGACACAAAAAGAAAAGCTTACCTCTCTCGCAGAAGGTGTTGAGTTCGTTAGTGAAGAATCTTATCGTGAAAAGATCGAAACGATCAAAGAAAACTATTTCCCTAAGACACAAGCATCTTCAACCGAAGATCTAGTCGAAAAGACTGAGACAATCTCTGAGTCTTCGGGTCCAATGGCTGCATACGCAGCTGCCCTAGAAAGATGGTCTAAGTGACATCTTTACTAAATAATCTTAGATTCCTAACATAACAAATATACGGAGAATCAATCCAATGTATAACTCAGAATCCCTTCAAGAGAAGTGGTCTCCTATCCTTGAGTCCAACGCTCTTGAGTCAATTAAAGATCCCCATCGTCGCGCTGTAACCGCTGTTCTCCTTGAGAACCAAGAGCGTTTCCTCCGCGAAGAGCGTGGTATGCTAACTGAGGCACCTTCCTCACCAACCATGTCGGCTGGTACTGGTGGTTTCTCAGGTTCAGGTGCTAACCCACCTGTTGCTGGTTTCGACCCCGTTCTAATTTCACTCATCCGCCGTTCTATGCCTAAGTTGATGGCATATGACATCTGCGGTGTTCAACCAATGTCTGGTCCTACTGGACTTATCTTCGCAATGCGCTCCCACCGTGGTGCTGATCGCGATGGTAACGGTGCAACTCCAAACGTATTCACCAACGAAGCATTCTACAACGAGACTCCTTCTGGATTCTCTGCTGCTGGTGGTACATATTCCGAAGCAACTGGTGAAGGTGCAACCAACCCTTCAGTTCTAAACCCTGCATCCGGCGGTTCTGCTGGTGACTACGCTGCAGTCGGTGGTATGAACACCACTGCTCTTGAGCAACTCGGATCTGATCCAGCTGCTGCTTTCCGCGAGATGTCATTCTCGATCGAGAAAGTTGCTGTTGAAGCAAAAGGTCGCGCTCTAAAAGCTGAGTACTCCTTAGAACTCGCACAAGACCTCAAGGCAATCCATGGTCTTGACGCTGAAGCAGAACTCGCGAACATTCTTTCCGCTGAAGTTCTTGCTGAAATCAACCGCGAAGTTGTTAGAACCATCTACACAACTGCTAAGCCTGGTGCTCAGAACAACGTTGCTAACGCTGGTCAGTTCGACCTCGACGTTGACTCCAACGGTCGTTGGATGGCAGAGAAGTTCAAAGGACTTATCTATCAGATTGAAAGAGATGCTAACGCAATCGGTCATGAGACTCGTCGCGGGAAGGGCAACTTCATCGTCTGTTCTGCAGACGTTGCAAGTGCTCTAGGTATGGCTGGCGTACTTGAGTACACCCCTGCACTTGGTGGTAACTCTGGTCTTGCTGGTGTTGATGACACCGAGTCAACCCTCGTCGGTACACTCAACGGTCGTATCAAGGTCTACGTTGATCCTTACTCTGCAAACGTTGCAGACGATCACTTCTATGTCATGGGTTATAAGGGTACTTCTGCATATGATGCAGGTCTCTTCTACTGCCCATACGTTCCTCTCCAGATGGTCCGTTCCATCGGTCAGGACACCTTCCAACCAAAGATTGGCTTCAAGACCCGCTACGGCATGGTCGCGAACCCATTCTCCCGTGGAACTACTCAGTCCAGCAACGCTCTCGTTGCAAACAGCAATGTCTACTACAGACGTGTTGCTGTCAAGAACCTCATGTGATTCATTCACATATCCTCACAGAGGGTCCTTCGGGACCCTCTTTTTTTATATACATACACTAGAGGCAGAACTAAAATGCTCAAAACTCCAAGAGATATCGTCAACGAAAGACTATCCTGGTCAAGTGATACTGCAATCAAGAATCACTGTGTAATGGTGTTAGAAAATTATTTAAAAGAAGAACCATCTTTATCAGAAGAAGATTTAAGAGAAGCTCTTGGTACATATCTAATGGGAATGGAATAAATAGTTAGAAAACGTTATGGCATATTTTGCTGACAATCCAAACTGTCCATCCAATTTCCTTTCGGGGATTGGATTTCAGTTCAGCCTGAAAAAACTACCAGGTGTTTCTTTTTATTGTCAGTCTGCTAATGTACCTTCGCAAAATCTTGCTGTCGCTACACAAGCAACCAGATTTAATGCGTTACCAGAGCCGGGTGATGAGATCAATTATGATGATCTAACAATTAGATTTCTGGTTGATGAGAATTTGAAAAACTATATGTCTATCCATAATTGGATTAGATATCTTGGTCATCCAGAGTCTGCAGACGACTGGACAGAGTTCTCGGATGGAGATTCATATACAGAAAAACAATATAGTGATGGATTTATTTTTATACTAGATTCTAATTTTAATAAAAAATTTAAAATTTATTTTAAAGATTTGTTTCCAGTATCATTAGGTGGACTTAATTTTGATTCTACCTATACAGACACGGAATATTTTGCTGTAGATGCAACATTTAAATTCTCAATATTTGATATTGAGACAATCTAATAGTAAGCCTACATAAAGAAATTGAATTTTTTACATGATCACACTTGACGATATTAAATCTCAATGGGTTGAAGACTCTAAAATTGATGCTGACTTACTTGATGAAGAATCACTAAAAATTCCACAATTGCATAGTAAATATCTCAAGTATCTTTCTGACGTAAGACTTCTCAAGTTAAAGAAAGAACATGAGTACAAGACTTTATTGCGCGATAAATTCGAATACTACACTGGTAAGGCAGAACCAGAAGTATATCGAGAGAAACCTTTTGATTTAAAAATACTCAAACAAGATCTAGGACTGTATATGGATGCTGATCCAGAGTTACAGTTGTTACAAACTCGTATAAATTATTATGAAGAGATTATGTTTTTTCTTGAGAAAGTTTTGAGTTGTATAAACAACAGAGGATTCCAGATCAAGAATAGTATTGACTGGCAGAAATTTATGCAAGGGAGTGTTTGATGACAGACGTAGTTATCCAGAAAAGAAACGAAGTATATTTGACAGTTGATTGTGAACCGCACATCAAATACGAACTCTCGGAATATTTTACATTTGAAGTTCCAGGCGCGAAATTCATGCCTGCATACAAAAAAAGAATATGGGATGGTACGATAAAACTATTCAGTCCAGGTGACGGAAAAATATACTGTGGTCTGTACAACTATCTTACTGATTGGTTAGACACCAGAGGATATACATACGAAGATAAAGACAATAATTATTACGGACTTCCAAACGATTCAAATGATTTTATTACACCAAAGGGTGTTGCTGAATATGTAAATCATCTCAATATACCATTCAAGGTGAGAGATTACCAATACAATGCCATTTACCAGGCACTGAAGTATAACAGACGACTATTGTTGTCTCCAACTGCATCTGGTAAATCGCTGATGATTTACTCGATTATTCGTTACTTTGTTGCAAAGGGTTCGGACATCCTTGTAATCGTTCCTACAACGTCTCTTGTCGAACAGCTGTGTAGTGATTTCGACACATATGGATGGTCATCGGAACATCATTGTCATAAGATTTACGCAGGTAGAGATAAACAAACAAGTAAACAAGTCACAGTAACAACTTGGCAGTCAATCTACAAAATGCCCAAGAGTTACTTTGAAAAGTTTGATTGTGTAATCGGAGACGAAGCGCACCAATTCAAAGCAAAGTCATTGATTAATATCATGACTAAGTTACATAACTGTAAACATCGTATTGGATTTACTGGTACGTTAGATGGATCAAATACTAATCAACTTGTACTGGAAGGATTATTCGGACCAGTTAATAAAGTTATTAAAACAAAACAACTTATTGATAAAGGATATCTTTCTAAGTTAAAGATCAATGTTCTTCTGCTTCAACATGAACCTGGGTTGTTTAGTTCTTACCAGGAAGAAATGGATTATATTTGTACGTTAGAGAAGAGAAATAAATTTATAAAAAACCTTGCACTAAACCAATCTGGTAATACACTGATCTTGTTTGCTTATGTCGAGAAACATGGTCAGGTACTTTTCGATATGATAAATAGCAGTGCGGCAACTGGTAGAAAAGTATTTTTTGTCCACGGTGGAGTGGAGACCGAGGATAGGGAAGAGGTACGTAGAATCACTGAAACACAAGATGATGCCATCATCATTGCATCCTACGGTACATTTTCAACAGGGATAAACATTAAAAGGTTGCATAATATTATATTTGCATCACCATCCAAATCGAGAGTAAGGAACCTACAGTCTATTGGTAGAGCACTCAGAAAAGGAGAAAACAAAGATTCTGCTCAATTATTTGATATTGCTGACGACTTCTCTCAAAATGAAAGAAAGAACTATACATTGAATCACATGATCGAAAGAGTAAAAACTTACTCACAAGAAAACTTTAATTATGAAATTATTCCAATCAACTTTAGGAGAAAGGAAGAATGACAGATCACGAATATGAAAAAGAATTTCCTGGTATGTTGAAATTAGTCTCTGGAGAAGAGATTATTGGCAATGTTTTAGTATGTGAACAAGAGAATGGATACGTTGTTCAAAATCCATTTTCAGTTGAAGAACATATTATTGAAACTCCTGTTGGAGAAATGGTTAAGGTTGAACTCAGACCTTGGGCTAAATTCTCTAAAGAAGAAATCTTTTTTGTAGAGAAAGAAAAGATAATTACTGTCTATGAAGCAGATGAAAGAATTTTAAAAATCTATGACAGAACTCTTCGTAAATATTTTATGGGTGAAGTCAGTAACAAAGTAGATCTCGATGAAGAGATGGGATTCAAAACTAAAGTAAAAGATGCAAGAGCTTCTTTAGAAAAATTATTTAAAGATAGCTAATTGTTCCCTTCAACCCTGACAGAGTTATTCTACAGAGATTTTAGCCACTTGTCAAGGTTTGAGTCATATGTTATACTACAAACACTTAGAAGACTAAAAATGTCACATGAAGAAAAAAGAACACTATGTCAACAATAAGGAGTTTCTTGCAGCTTTAATTGACTATCGTCATGATGTTGCAATTGCAAAAGAAAAAGGAGAACCTAAACCAAGAGTCCCTGAGTACATTGGTGATTGTTTTCTGAAGATTGCAACTCACCTTTCTTATCGTCCTAACTTTGTAAACTATATGTTTAAGGATGATATGATCTGTGATGGTATCGAAAACTGTCTTCAGTACATTGACAATTTCAATCCTGAAAAGTCTCAAAATCCATTTGCATATTTTACTCAGATTATTTACTTTGCTTTCTTACGTAGAATTCAAAGAGAGAAAAAACAATTAGACATTAAAACTCGTATCCTAGAAAAGTCAGGATTTGATGAAGTGTTTAGTGCAGACAGCTCTGCAATGGGATATGATTCTTCTACAATGAATAGTATTAAAGAGTCCCTTGAAATGAAAGTTAATCGATGACAATTGCTTTGATTACAGACCAACATTTAGATGGTCGTAAAAACTCCCAGATTTTCTGGGATTACTTTTTAAAATTTTACGAGAATGTATTTTTCCCAACACTAGAGAAATACAATGTAAAAACTATTATTGACTTAGGTGATACTTTTGATAATCGCAAAGGTATTGATTTAGGAGCTTGGTATCGTATTAAGAAAAATTATTACGATAGACTTGCTGCAATGGGTATTACAGTCCACATGATTGTTGGTAACCACACAGCATATTACAAGAATACAAATCGCATCAACACTCCAGAGTTGTTACTGGAACAGTATGACAATGTAAAGATCTACAGTGAAGTAGAAGATATCATTGTAGAAGGTAGAAAGATTACTATGCTACCTTGGATTAATACTGAGAACCAAGAACAAGTTTCGAAACATCTAAATGAAACAACCTCAGAAGTTGTAATGGGTCATCTGGAAATTAGTGGTTTCCAAGCAATTCCAGGTCATGTATTTGAAGGTGGTTTCAGTCCAGACTTCTTCATAAAATTCAAGAAAGTTTTCTCTGGACACTTTCATCATAAATCTGAACGTGGTAATATTAAGTACCTCGGAAATCCTTATGAACTTTTCTGGAATGATTATAAAGCTGAAAGAGGATTTCATCTGTTCGATCCGAAGTCTTTAAAACTTGCACACATAAAAAATCCGTATAGAATTTTTAGAAAGTTATTTTATAATGACTCTCAAGTTGACTATACAAACTTTGATGCATCAGAATATAAAGACTCATACATTAAATTGATTGTAGAGGAACGAACTGATAATTATTTGTTTGAACAAGTAATTGAAAAATTATATGATATTGGTATTCATGACTTAAAAATTATTGAAGACCAAAATGTTATATTTGACGAGGAATCTGAAAGTTTGGAGGGTGAGGATACCCTTACTATCTTGAATAGATATATAGAAGAGACTGAGATTGCCCTTGACAAAGCGGATCTCAAGAATATACTTAAATCAATATATGTAGAAGCTTGTGAGGTCCAATAATGTTCATATTAACTCTAAAAGATGGTGAAGAAGAAGGAGCTTATGCTGTAGAAACAAAAGACGGTGATAAGGTCCTTCAGATATTTGAAAACAATGATGATGCAGAAAGATATATTGGTCTTTTAGAGGCAGATAATTTTCCTCCGATGGACGTAACGGAGATAGAAGCAGATCAGGCCATTGCGGCTTGCGACAGATTCGG